AACACTAGGGCCTTGCGTGTTCAAGGTAACCAACTTGCTGCTGCCCTAATGAGCGATAACCTGCCAAAGGCGTCTGGTGGTTATGGGCAGGTGGCTCAACGTGGTATTCAAAACGCAATGACTCCTCAAATTGAGGAGTATCAAGCTTGGAGAAGCAGGAACAAAAAAGCAGCACTATGATTAATAAGCGTTACAAAGAGTACGACGAAGAGCAGTTGGAAGAAGATCTAGCAGACGTTCGTTATGAAAAGCAGTACACAAAGTTTCTAGTTCGTAACCACAAACTAGAAAAACGTAGGGCTAACGATTGGGATTTATATGACTGAGAAAAAGAAGACAACTCGTACTGGTAAGAAGCAGACGATCATCCCCAAGAAGCCTCGTCCTGTATCACCTGTAGGTGGTGGCCAGGGCGGGTTCCTTACCGGCCCTGGAACTAGTTTAGGAATAGGTAATGGCTAACCAACAAACGTTCACCAACTGGAGTGGGGGTTACGACCCTTACGGTGCACCCGCACAAGCCCCAGCATTGGGGCCTTCACCGGTGTTCCGTAACGCTAAAGACGCCCAGTTGGCAGCGTTTGGGGCCAGCCCCCTTACTCAACACCCTGATGGTTATCTAGGCACTATGTCCTCTAACCGTCGTCAAGATAAGTTGACGGATGCTGTCAAGCGCACCAACACCAGGTCCTACAGCCGAGGTGTCCACAAGGGTGAGCGCATCAATGTCGGTGACTACGTTTGGCCAAAAGAGTTCAACCTCCTTACTGGTATTGAACTAGAGGCCCAGGGTAAGAAGTTTGCACCACCTGGTGCTGAGCCTGTGCGTCTCCATAATGACGGCAAGGTTGGCCCTCGGGGTATCTCCCGTGGTATCAGCAACCCAGATCAGCCCATGATCGACGCACAACGCCGCAGCATGTTGAAGACTCTTACGCCTAACTGGCGGTAACCATGGCAGAACGTCCTAGCATTAAAGTAACCCATAAGGGTTACAGCCAACCCGACCCTACCGATCCTCGGCAGGCTAAGACTAGCCAAGGCGCTCGCACTCGTGAGCAAGCCCTCATTGATGCTCGTCCTGCCACTCACCGGCCCGGTGAGCGCCCCCGATTGAGTGGTCCTACTGGTAGTGGTTTAGGAACCCTTATGGGGGAAGTGGCCACCAATATGGTTACTGGTCGGCCTCTGCCATAAGTAAACCGTATTTGTTAAATGCGGTAAACTATAAGCATGGCTAAACCTTGGCAGTCACGACAAGAGTTCTTAGTTGATCAGGCCTTGCAGGCCGCTATTAGCGACCCCGACACTATTCGGGAGACTCGCCCCGTTGTGCCCCAGCAGTTGTTCCCCGAGCGCTTTGGGTTTGCCCGCCAAGAACACAACCTTATGTCGGTTATGAATGTAGACCGGTATATCCCTACGTATCGCTCATGGATGTCAGGTATGCCCGTGATGGAAAGTTCATTCCAAGATGGGGGCTTCGATGGAACAGGTCGGTACTCCATGTCTAGCATTGGAAACGTGTAATGGCCGGTGAGATGTACCAACGGGGCATGGCCCAGCGAGAAGGTAGGGCTGCAGGGTTCGACCCATACGGACAACGTGGGTGGTCAGACACCAAGGCTGATTACGACACTAACTGGCGGCGGTGGGAAGTAAACCGTTGGTATTCAGGTGATGACGGTTCTCAGGTAGGCGGTCGGTTCTCTAGTAGAGACCCTAGTTATTCCGCAATGCTTAGTGAGGGTGTAACTGGCCCCAACGTACGCAGAGGAGGGGGCACCTCCTGGTCAGCCTCCAGAGACTTTGGGGGTGGCTCCGCTACGAACCCGGCCAAAGAGATTGGGCGTCTGCAGAGTGCTATGGCCACCACCTCAGGGTTGCTCGCCGGGGCTGGCTCTGCCTTTTCTCAGGCCGGGGCGTTAGGTCGCCGTATTAGGCAGGCTCAAAAGATGGCAGGGGATTTGGACAACCTGCCCACTTTGCCATCTCCTACTCGTATGAATAGTGGTAACCCTTCCAATACGGTGCGTGGTGTTCGGGGTAACACCCCAGCAGGCCCCCGGCCCATGATGCAGTCCCCTACTAGAGGGGGCCTTGTAAACATGAATAACAAGCAGGATATCAACGCTGTTGCTAACTGGACAGATGAGCAAGTCTCGTCAGCCCCTGGTTACGGTGGTGCCTTCCTTCGTGACATGCGTAATAAGGCGCAGCAGTCGCAGTTGGAGAACAATATTAAAAGAGGCGGTGTTCCTTATACTGCTTCCCAGCGGGTGGCTGACCAGAAGCAACTTCGTGATGAGTGGAATAAACAACAGCAGAGTAAGAAACAGCAGGCGCAAGGCGTCAACCCGTCGCCCACTATGTCAGGAGCGTTGCAAGTGCCACCAGTGCCCAACACAAATGATCCTCAAAGCAATAAACCTCAGAGTAAGCCCCCTACAGGGGGCGGGCGATTCCGTGATAAAAACAAGAGGTACAGCACCTGGGAAAACGCTGTGTCTAATGACGACATTTCATTCTCTTGAGATAAGGATAACTCCATGGCAGTAAACGAATCCCGTTCAGCAAATGCTGATATGAAACTAGGCCAGCGTGATGGCCGCTATAAGAGCCTGACACCGAGCCGTGGTGGTGAGGTTGACATGAGCAACGTTGCTATCCGTGCGAAAGAAATACCGATGCACTACGGTTTTGTCACCCATGGTGAAGGTTGCGCCTGCGGTTCTTGCTGACGCTCTCTTTTGTTGTTACAATCGGTAATCTAGTAGGAGATCAATATGCCACGTCTTTTGACATGCCAGTCGTGTAAAACCATGTACCGCCTTCGTGATTACGATGGCCCCGCAGAGTACGACATGGAGTTGATCGAACTCTGTAACCGGCATCTACAGCGAGCAGATAACCCTGATCCAGACGCTCACAAGAGTCTCATCTTGCGTTGTGATGAGGACACCTGGAACAAACTTGGTGATGAAACCCAGATCAAAGCGGAACTTGCCAAGAACGAATGGGAAGTTCGTGAGATGCGCGACGACCTTAAGGTAGAGGCCATCAAGTGCTTCAACCGCCATGGTCAGCCGAATTCATCCAAAGGATGCCCTGATTACGAGGATGAGTCCAAGACCATTGGTCACAAGATCGGTGTGCCCAAAGAGAACCGGCAGTATCTATGTCACTACTGCCCGTTCCAGTCGCACGTTACACACGTGCTTCGTAAGCAAAAAGGAATGTACGACTGAGGTTGTGTCGTGATCCTTTTCAACTTCTCAGTTATCGCCAGGCCCGCTGACACTTTGCCCCTTCGTCAACCGGATGCTGATGGTAGAGCCTTGTGGTCGATGCTTAGCGACCGTTACATGGGGCGAGTCTGCCTCATTGTTAATGAGGACTACCCTCGTGATGCTATGGAGGCTTGGCTTAAGTCAGAGAAGTTCAAGCCTTCTATGTACGAGGTCATTGACGAAACCATTCCTGAGTTGAAGGCAGAGAAGATCCACCGAGTGGGCGCGGTGTTCGGTAGACCATCCTGGTACGTAGACAATGACCCCACGGTGTGCGCCAAGACGGTGGCCCTTGGCATCCCCACGTTGATGGTGGCTTGCCCCTACGTGCTTCGCCCAGAGTGGGTGCAGCAACGAGACATGCGTCAATGGGATGATTTGGTCGGTGAGATGAACCGCCAGGCATTGAAAGAGGCAGAGCGCATTTGGAAGGATGACTGATGCATGTGTACTTCGGTGGCGGAGAAAAAGGATCACACCGATCTCTCCTTCTGACTAACAACATCAAGAGGATTGGGATCAACGTTACCCACCTCAGCATTCCCAAGACCAAAGAGTTCAACCTGCAAGAGGTGTACCGGGGTGCAGACCTGCTGCTCTACTCCTCAGAGGGTGACGAGGATGTGTCTCGGTACGGGGACTTCGTACGGTCATACGCCGACGACTTGGCGCTCATCATTGGTCGGCCCGATTTTGACGGGGAGTTCTTGGGTGACAAGTACATTCCTGTGTGGTCTGATGACGATGACCTGGAACGGCTGGCCTGGCTATGCCAGCGGTATGGTCGCGTAGCGATCAGCGACAAGGCGATCAACGGCAAGACCCTGCCGCGTATCCGGTCTCTGTCACAGCGGTGGGATGCCCGCCTGATAGGTATCACTAGCAAGCCTGACATCATCGAAGCATTACCATGGGATGCGGTCGTGGTGGGGTCTTGGACTTCGGCCATCCGTTATGGGGAGACCCAGGTTTGGGACGGTCACAGCCTGCGCCGTTACCCAGCGCAACAGAAGGAGTCATCGCGTAAGCGCCACCGGGCTGACATCATCCGCCTCGGGGTGGACTTCAACGAGGTGATGGAGGACAGTGTGACAGCGCTCGGCACGCTGGCAATCCGGTCGTGGCAGCAGTGGGAGCAGCGTACGGTTGGGGCCTATGACCCCCCAGCACTTGATGACGAGGATGAATTCTCTACATCAGAAGAGGGGGGAATAATTGCTATTGATGGTTTTGCTGACTCCCCAGGTTTGGTGGAACCTGCCCCTACTCCTATTACTACTGGACCCATCAACAAGCGGCACGAACAAGACCGTGTATTGCTACCCGTTATGGGCATCGAACACATTGTGTCTATGGGTATGGAAACCTTTACAGATCAAGGGGAATCCATTGAAGTGGACCCCGTTGATACCCCTGTAATCAGGTACAACTCGTCTCCTCTTAGGCAGTGTGATAATTGCTACCTAGCATCACGTTGTCCTGCATTCAAGGAACATTCCGAATGTGGGTTCAAGTTGCCTGTAGAGATCCGCACCAAGGATCAACTCAATGGCGTGCTCCAGGCGATGATTGAGATGCAAGCAAGCCGAGTTTTGTTCGCACGGTTTGCAGAAGAACTAGAAGGCCAAGGTCTTGACCCCGCTCTGTCATCTGAAATGGACAGATTGTTTAGCCTCATTGACAAGTTCAAGAACATCAATGACAACCGAGAAGTGTTGCGCATGGAAGTTGAGGCGCGCACAGGGAGCGGTGTGCTTTCTCGTATCTTTGGTGCCCGTGCTGGCGACAACGCTCGCCAACTTCCTGGTGGCGGTATGGACGTTAATCAAACCGACAGGTTTATCACGGACATAATTGACTTGGGTGGGTGATCTTTGTTATCTTATGGCGACCCCCAAGCAGGGTTACCACCAAGTCTCAGTGACCGTCTGCTTGCCGCCAGTAACCGGCCAGATCTTCCATCAGACTTAGTAAACCTTGTGGTAACCGCTGCAATAGAAGTAGATCAACTCCGATCAAAAGTCCTGTACTACAGGGATAACAAGCACAAAGGCGGCAGTGTTGGATAACTCACCTCGGCAAGACGTTCTATACAAGGCTATTGAGGTCATTACCGGTGACCGCAACATGGACTATGACGAACCTTCTCGGAACTTTGAGGTCATTGCAGACCTGTGGTCTATCTACCTCGGCATTGAAATCCACGCGCATGACGTTGCGCTCTTGAACATCCTCCAGAAGGTGTCTCGCATGATGACCTCCCCAGGTAAGGAAGATCATTGGATCGACATCGCTGGGTACGCCGGGTGTGGGTGGGAAACCCTGTCCTGAATGGATTGGTTAGACAGCGCCCTATGCCAAGGATTGCACGCTGACTTCTTCTTCCCACCGGTGGAGTCAAAAGCACCTAACCAGTTCTACGCAGTGGGTAAGTACGTTTGCAACGCCTGCCCGGTGTGGCAGGAGTGCAAAGAGTACTGCGATGACAACGAGGAAGTGTGGGGGTTGTGGGCAGGATTGTCGCCACAAGACCGTAAGCGCCCACACTTGCTACCACACGGCAGCATTGAACGGTATCGGTCAGGGTGCCGGTGCGCTCAGTGTTTACAAGCACCTAAGCCTCCCGACTGTAGGTGCAGCATCTCATTAATCCCTAAATCACATCAAGATTTCGACCTTATGGAAGTCATCTTCTCCATCACCTCTCAAGGAGCATAATGTACAACCAGATTGCTATCCACCTCATTGGTGGCACAGCCGAAGTAGCAACGGTGTTGGGCTGCCAGAAGCAGCAGATCCACGCCCTTCGTAAACGCTTGGACTTTCCAAAGCCGATTACCCAGTTGTCTGCTACTCCTCTGTGGAATCTAGATGAGATCAGAGCGTTTGAACTGACTTGGATTCGCCGTAAGCGCTCATGAAGATCGGCTTTGTATCTGGCGACTGGATTAGCCCAGAGCGCACCCATGATGAGAAAGAACGATGGGGAGGATCAGGGTGGGTACGGCTCGGGCAGTACCGAGATCGTCTTCCATTCAAGACCGTGACTGGCACCCTCTTGTGGAACAAGACGCACTTTGAGGTGGGTACCGATGATGGTGCCATTCATGACATTGACGTGGTGTACATGCAGCGGCTGATGCACAGGGGCATTGCAGAGAACATCTCAAAGGCTAAGGCATATGGTCAGAAGATCGTCAACGACGTTGACGACTGGTACTGGGGACTTGACCCCAGTAACCACGCATTTCAGGCCAATCACCCAAAGGTCAACGCAGAAGAAAACACGACGTACTACAAGACCACCCTCGCTCACTCTGACGTGCTGATCGTTAGCACTCCTTACCTTGCTGATCGCATCAGCCGGTTTACCAAAGGAGAGATCGTGGTGAACAGCAACACAGTTGACCTTGCCCGGTTTACCCCCCGACAGCATGAGGACACCCCCACCCCAATCATTGGCTGGGTAGGGTCTACCTTGCACCGTAGTGGGGATATTGAGACCCTGCGGGGCATCGTGCCCCCGCTGGTGCGTCAAGGTAAAGCCTCGCTGTACCACGGTGGTGACTATGCCTCTGCGCCCTCGTTTGCTTCTCGCATCGGTGTTGCAGGGCCTCTAGTGACTACTAAGCCACTTACCGATTACATGGGGTACCCAGATCTCATGTCGATGGACATAGGTATCGTGCCATTGCGAGATGCCCCCTTTAACCTTAGCAAGTCTTATCAAAAAGGCATTGAGTACGCAGCAGCAGGAGTGCCCTTTGTAGCACAACATCTAGGTGAGTACATTCGACTAGCACAAGATATGGGTATCGGGCGCACTGCTAAGAAGGCCCATGACTGGTTACGTCACATAAGAGAACTTTCTGATGTAGGTGTGCGTCGTGAAGAGGCCATTCGTAACCGAGAACTAGTCGAAAGTTGCGACATTCGGCACGGTGTAGATAGGCTGACTGACATCTTCGCAAACCTCTGAAGGAGTACCCCTTGACCACGCTAGAGAACCCCATGATCCAACTACCAGGCCTAAAGACCTGGGGGACAGGGGGGTGGAGAGCACATGCCAACTGTAAAGGCGCTCCCACAGATGACTTCTTCCCAGAACGTGGGGAAGGCATTGACAACTCTCTACCAGTGGCCCGTGCTCGGATGCGGTGCATCCCCTGCCCTGTGCGCCTGGAGTGTGTCAAGTTCGCTTTGGACAACATCATCACGGATGGCACCTACGGTGGGTTACCCCCCAAGGAGCGCCGCCCTCTGTCAGCGGAAACAGTCACCTTGCATGACATCAAGATCCCTATCAAGAAGGCAGCGTATTACGCAAAGCGGGCCACGGGCAAACACCCGGTCGGTGTGCTTGCTTCCATCCTGGGCACTACCAAGGAGTGGGTAGAGGACACTCTTCGTAATGATCCAGATTACCGCGTCTGACATTCGCTGGCTCAGGCTCGCCCTTGTGCAGGCAGAGCAAGCCCCTCACGCTCAATGGCGTGTAGGGGCTGCTCTTGTTCGTGGTGGCAGCATTTTGAGCACTGGGTTCAACCGGTACCGCAACTCACCTGCACAGGTTGAATTGTCTGGTGTTTCATACCACGCTGAGGAAGCGGCGATACGCAAGGCCGGGAACGTGAAAGGGGCCACGCTGTACGTGGCCCGAATCACTCGTAGTGGTGCCCTTGGTACTGCTAAGCCTTGTGAGCGTTGCCAAGAGTTGCTGTGGAACAGCGGTGTCCACACCGTGGTGTGGACGACCCCCAAGGGTCTTATGAAAGACCGGCTTTCGGTACTGGCCACTTGTATGGCAAGTCATTAGGAACGCCCACCCACAACGGCCCGTAGTAAGCGGGATCTTTGCGGATTAGGTTTGACCTGTGTGATATTGCGACATCCATATCAAAGAGGAAGTTGGGCAGGTTGAACCTCTGGATCGGCAGGTCCAGGTCTACCAAAGGGAACATCTTTTCCACCTTCTCTTTCACGGTGTCTTGGTAGCCTCGCCAAACCCACTCATCACAGATGCACGCCGTGTACTTGGCTAGTGCTTCTTCGTAGCCTTCCCACATCTTTACGGCAGGGTGGTTTGCCCAACCCTTGGACAGGCCTAGCAGCGTGTTGAGGATCTGCAAGCCTTCTACTCTTTGCTTACCGAGTCTTTGCCGGTCTAATACCAATGCGTTAGACCCAAACCAGTGACCATATGGAATGAACGTTTGCATGTTTGGCTACTCCACTTGCTCGTCGTCTACCGTGACTTCTACCTCTGTAAACGATGCTTGGTTGCCCCATCCATATCGGAAGTAATCAAACCCACCATCTACAAAGACGTGCTTTTCTCTGTCGTCACAGTTGCACGTGACGAAGTTGTGTCGCCATTTAGATACGATAGTCGTATCACAGTGGTTGCAATGTAACCCTTTTGCTACCTTACTCATACTGAGAACCCATTCAGTGCTTCAGCGATGCGGTTAGCAATGACAAGTTCGATTTGCGATTGGTAGTGCCCGTCAGAAGGAAACATGCTCTGGATCGGCTGGGTGCCACCCCAACCGTGGTCTACTTCGACGTTGTTCTCCCATCCAGCAGCATCAATACCCCAATCAGCCAACTCACTGTCGGAGGGTCTTCCGACCGGAATCCACACGTTGATGGTGGAGGAATGGTGTGACTGCCCTGTACTGAAGGAAATGTTGACGTTGGTACCGTAATGCTTACCAACTGATTGATAAACCTCTGCTGTTATTTCATTCACGTGGTGCTCCTTCTTTTCCGATCTTGTTTGGGTACATGTGCCCAAACAACTTGTTGTGGTGCTCTAGTTGTTGCCGTATGTCTTCTACGTGCATAAGCCACATTTGTCTGAAGCAGAGTTCAAGGGCGCGAGATTCCTCGTTACTGTTCATGCGACTTCCGTCCAGTACTCCCAACGTGTTTCTCCTTCACATTCGCCTTTGGCATTGCGTCGAAAGCGCGCCCATGGCTGTCGGTACTTCGTGCGGTACCGCTTAACGTGCTCGTACTTCAACACCTTGAAGAGCGTCACTTCGGTTGCCACCGAATATGAGCCAGCCTCTTCTTCACTTACGATCTCCTCTGGGCCGCAGACCCATTCCGACCAGTCAGACCAGGGGTATTCATATTCAAACTGGGCAATGGTCGGCAACATACTTTCTTCCTTTCCATGCCATACAGAAGGCTCACCAACCATTCGTGCGATGGGCTTCGGAATGGTTGGGTACGGCTTGCTTTCCAAGGTCATGGGGTCACCTCTCGCACCCAGTCGATGACTGGCTTCTGCAACACCGGGTAGCCATGGGTGCCACATTCCGGTTCGTCGTAGCACCCACCCATGCATGTGTTCGGGCCGTACACACCTTCGGACCCATCTTGCAGCAGGTACGGGCACCCCATCGGGGTTTCGTCAAGCAACATGCCTAGCGCCTCACGGATCGCCTGCATCTCAGGCATGTTGAGGATGTCGTCTGCGGCCTTTTCGATACCACATACCCAACCGAACGACACGCCTGTTTTGTCTTCTATTATATGCTCAATGGCGTTACGAAATGCGTTACTGTTCACGCTGGCTCCTTCTCACAACCTTCGGGGTGCATCCATGAGGGTGCCTGGCAGCACATTGGGCAGCATTCGTCCTCTGGGCAATCACAGTCACTACTCATCGTTCAACCTCAATAAGCGTGTGACTCGTCGCTGCTCTGCTTGGTGCAGAGCCTCAGCGATCTCGGTGGCTGTATCAGGGTCTGTTGTGCACATGTCGTGCCACGTCCAGCCGTCACGGGAGCGGATCACTGTTGCCTGAGGCTTCTCGGTTTCCAGCCACCGACCGTGGACGACTACACCGTACTGCTCACCGCTCACGGCTGGCCTCCTTGATCGCATCACGCAGTTCATCCATGTCGGCCTGCGTTCCGCTAATAGACAGCGGGAGCAGCGCCAAGCACCACCGATCCACAGCGGCCTGTACCCGATCAGCATTGTCGATCGCTTCCCCTAACAGGGACTCCATGCATCGGAGTTCATGCCTGAAAGCATCGTTCTGATTCGCAAGTGCGATCCTTTCGTAATCGCCCGCCTCATACCCTGCCCGATAGTCAGGGCTAGTTTTGTACTTCTCCAGATCCACTGTCTTCCTCCTTCATGAGTTTCATCTCTTCTACCTTGCTTGACTTTGGGCTACAGCGGTGACTGCACCCAGTTAGTGCGATGGGTGACTCGTACACCTTCTTACACTTGCCACACTGGTATTTCCAGACCTTCTGCATTACAACTCCTTCTGTAGGGTGTCGGGGTTGTACCCAATATCCCACAAAAACTCACGTAAGCGTGAAATCTCTGCTTGTAGTGAGTAATAGAGGTGTTGTCTTGATATGTTCTCAGCCAAAGCCGTCTTCTCTAAATGGTCTGGGTTACAGCACAAGGTGTTACGGCAAAGGTGGTCAAGTGTCTCCTCTTTGGTTAGTGTGACATGCTTATGCTGCTCATATGACCATCGGTGAACTTGGTATGCCTTGCCACCGACGTACATGCGCCCATAACCCTTGTCGACTGGACCGGTCCACGTCCAGCACGGGGAGCCGTCACCATCGAACACTTTGGAACGTTTGTCGATGAACTTCCAGAACTTGTCTTCTGGCAGTTTGGATTTCTCAATGGCATGAAGCACACCATCTCTTTGTAACTGCTTGTAATGGCTGGAGCACAAGCCCTTAGCCACTGCTTTGTTGTTACATGCTGGCCCTCTACACATTCCCATTGTCATTCCGGAGACAAGTCATTGTGTACGGCGTTGAATACGGCGTCGAATACAAGCGGCCAGCCACGCTCACACAGCATCTCAGGGATGCCCTTGCGCCACTCCCACGACCCTACTACCAAGTCCCACACTTCATCGGGCATGGGGTCGTCGAACGTCAGGCCAGTCGTCTCGTCATACTGAGCGTTCTGCCACTCTTGCTCAGCGTCGGCTCGGGTGAACACCGTGCCCGACCAGCCGAACTTCCTCTGCAACTCCCAGAACACAGTGAGTCCCTCATCCTCAGTGAGCGAGGGGAGGGACTCTTTGATGATGTCGAAAGCGATTTCGCTCACTTGCTAACTCCGTTTCCTATGATAGATGAGTGGATCTTGGGGATATGCGGTTCTACCTCTTCAAAGCAGTCCATACACAGGGTGGCGCTCTGGCCTACACCAGCAGATGACACGGCTATCGGCAAGGAGCCTACAAAGCAAGCCTTGTTGGCTGGCACACCCTCACCACAGTCATCGCAGTAGAAAGTCGGGTAGGGAATTTGCTGCTCAACAGATACTTGCCAACGTTTGGCTATCTCAAGAATCGCCTCTTCGGTAAGAGGTTTGTGCTTACAGAGCGCAAGTACTAACCGCTCAATATCCAGTATGGCCTCACCCAGTATGTTCCGCATAGCCCCGTCTACGTATGAGCCTGAGCCATTAATATCTGGCACTGTGATGGTGTGTCTATGTGGCTGCATGTTGTGTGTGTGGGGATTGGGGTGTACGGAGTATCTGTTGCCGATACTGGCCACCACGTGCTGGTCGAGCGGCTTGCGGCCAAATAACACCTTCCCATCGGAGCCAAAGGGGTACTGGTTGATGACGTTTAGTTCATCGTCATCCACGGATTGCCTCTTTCCACTTGGCACGGGCGACTAGTGCTTCTTCGACGTACATGAATGCATTGTCGTGAGTCCAGTTGTCGTAGTCGCCAAACTGATTGACGCACTCATCCAGAGCGTTACCAGCCTCTATGAGTTGCTTGTTATGCTCTTCCAACCTGGCCATACGTTCGATCGTCTTCTGTATGAGAAGAACAACCGCATCGGCGGCGTCGGCGGTCACTTGTTGACTCCGACCATCGTCGGGAACTCTTCGGTGTCACGCAGCATCATCGTCAGGCGAGCGTTGCCCTTGATCCAAGCGTTCCAGGTCTTGATCAGCAGACCCAGGTGAGCACCTGCGTTCGGAAGCGCCCGCTTGTTGGCGAGCCAGTTACGCAGCGCCAGACGGGGGTCACCAATCTCAAGGTTGGTGCCCAAGCGCACACCTTCGATGAACTCTTCGGCCAGTTCTGGGTGGATGCGGTAGGCCATGATGATGAATGCGCCCCAAGCCGAACGGTTACCGCCAGCGAATGCCTCGTACATACGGGATGCGATGTGGACAGCAGCGGAGACCTCTTCGACGTGGTTGCCGTAGTACTCGCTGATGTCGATACGAGTGATCGTCTGCAGGTCGTCGGACTTGCGGGGGTCGCCGCCCAACTCCACGACGAGCAACTGTCGGATGGCTGCTGCCTTGTGGCTAGCCGACTTCTCATGCCCGCTGCCCAGCGTGTCCGCTGGCGTACGGCTCAGTCCGCTGTCCAGAACAGGGAACACGTCGTCGCTCACGTCACGGATGACGATGGCCTTGAGGGTGACATCGGCAGCGATGATGGCTGCGAGGCGGTGCTGACCGTCCAGCAATTGTCCGGTCACGCTGAATCGGATCGGGTCACCCGTTTCCTTCCACTGACCACGGGTCATCTGCTCTGCGTAGCGGTTGACACGATGCTGACGGAGGGTACGGTTGCGGAGGTTCAGGGTGAGGTACTGCTTGGCCTTAGCGGCGTTGATCTCTTCGATTGCGATATGCATTGGAGTGGTTCCTTTTGGACGGTGCTGCGGTTGCAGCGAGGTGCAGTGTAAGCCCAGGGACAAGAAGTGTCAAACATAAATCTCAAGAAAGTGTAAAACACATCTTGACCAGGGGATATACGGAAGAGGGAGTGGGCATTGCTGCCCACTCCCTCTGCCATTGGGGTATCAAGTCACTCCCCGGTTGGTACCTGGCATTGACCAACACAGCGAGAGACATCATCACCACGGTGTAGAAAGGGTTCACCGTGGTCTGATACGTGATGACGTTACGCTGACATCTCCAACTTCTTCGCTCCGAAGAACGGGTTGTGGGAGGTACGAGGCTTGATGGTTGGGTTCGTCTTACGCAGTTGCGAGATCTTCTGGTACACGACCTGAGTCGTCGTGTTCATCTTGTCTGCAATCTGGCCGGGACGCTCACCCTTGTTCCAGAGGTCGATGAGGGTGGCGATCTTCTCGTCGGTCCATTGGATACGGGGTCGACGGTTGATATCCGTAACAGCGGGGGTAACCGTTACGGCGTTGATCAACTTGTCTACTGGGATGTTGCACTCACGTGCAAGGAGGTTGAACACCCTGTCACGGGGCATCTCGTTCTCTGAGAGAAGGACAAGCAGCGTGCGGATGTCAAGCGTTGGGGTAGTGGGGATGTGTTCCATGTGTCAGTTCACCTTGAGTTGAGTGTAGGGGGTCTTGATGGTTACCTTGTCGATGAGGTCTCGGTCAACTTCGCCAAGTGACACGGCGGCGTCTACGAGGGTCGTGCGGATCTCCGTAGTGGTCAACTTGCGGAAGAGGGACGCACTGATGAGGGACTTGAGAGCAGCGGCATCGAACGACCGGCGCTCTGCTTGGATAAGCGTGATCGTCTTACCGTCACACTCCATCTTGTCCATATGGTTCTTGACCAACTCAGCCTTGAGTTGTACTTCCAAAGCCTTGAGGGCTTCTGTTGCTGCATCGACAGCCGACTTGGTGGCCAAGTACTGCCGTGCGATCTGGTCAATTGTGATTGCCATGGTGTACACCATACCTTGTGTGTTTGTAGGTTGCTACTAGATGTGACCTTGTTCTTGATATCAAGACAAGTGTCTAGGCAAGGAACCCTGAGAGGGCCTTGCGGAACTGGTTTGGCAAGTCGTCCAGGCTGCGGATGAGTACCGCAGCGTTGGGGCGCTTCTTGGTGAGGATGGCGTCGTTCCATATCCGAAGACCGACGAGAACGAAGTAGCGCCCAGGGGATGACCACGGGGCAAGGGTGGTCACGGCGTCGTCCCATTCACCATCGGTGAGGATGAAGACAAGGTGCCGCTTCATATCCAAGCGTTGGCTATCCAACTTGTCAAGTAGTGGGGACGGCTCGGTACCTCCAGAGGGGCCGACCATCGTGGGTATGATGGCTTCATCGTGTTTGTAAACAACACCATATTCGGTGTTATAGGTGCTTACGGTGCACGGAATACCGATGTAATCGCACGCTTGACGAATGGCCAGTGCACATATCGACAGGCTTTCGGTGTCGTTGCACATTGAATATGAGGTGTCAAGCATGACGGATACCGACAGGTCATATCCCTGTTGGCCTTGTTCATCCAGCCCCGACCAGTAGTCGGTGTCACCAGGCTCCCGCATCATATAGGACGTGGGGTCTAGCACTCCTGTCTCTTGTCGAAACCGCCAGGAGGGGCTGGTGTGGTCGATCAGGTGCTCCAAGGCACCCACGACCCGATTGGTGATGGCATCAGCCTTTGCACGATTGTCTGCGTTCATCAACTTGCAGGTTGTATCACGAGGTAGGTCACCGGTGAGGTCGTTGTGGATGGACTCAACGAACACCTGTGCTTCTAACTTGAAGGAGTCACGCAGGTCACTCAGTGCTTTTTGGACCTCATTACCCACATCGCTAGTAGCCCCGCCAGCCCCGTTACCAGGGATGGGACTGGACTCTGGTACGTCGGCGTGTTCGGATTCTGGTTCAGCCACGCCCTCTTGAATGTTCCCCTTGTCATTACCGTTCTCCTTGTTGTTTTGCTTACCACTTGATATTGGTCGGACAGATTGCTTCGCATCAGCCACCTGCTTGGCAGGACTTCTGCGGGATGCAGTCTCCATGTGCCTGGACTCATGGTTTTCGCTCAGTAGGCCCCACTGGCTCATGTCTTGCACAAACTTCTCAAACGCAACGAACATCTCATCTATGTTCTGTGCTGTTGAGTACTCTTCAATGCTCTGTCGAAGAGTCTCAACAAGGTGCGCCAGTTTTGGTGTATTGAGAGCGTCATCGTGAATAGCGTCGTAGATGTTGGCAGGTAGGTACTTGCGCCCAGCAATGTACGGCCATGAAAGTGTTGGGTTTTCGTCGTTGATCACCACGTTGAGAGCGGTCGTGGTGAAGTACCGGGCCAACGCTGGGGAGGCCAGTACCATGGCCCGCTCCATTCGTTGGTCTTCGATGATGTTCCAACAGCGGTGCACAAAGCCGTCACCATAAGTGTTGCCCAGTCTCATCAGGTGCACGCCATTTTCGACACTGACGTACAGCGACCACGACCGTAGTTGTTCGGTGTACAGGACGTGACCACCCTCATGGTAGATGGCACCCTTTACAATAGATATGAACTCCGCCACGGATTCCATATCGTTGAGGTTCACACGCTTGGTGTCAACCTCAACGACGATCTGACGGAAGTCGGTGTAAGCCTTGACCGGGACTGGCCAACTGGGGTCCTGCAACTCTCCAACCAACACGTTGGCTGTGACGTTGAAGGAGTTGAGCACTTTGGTGGCCAAGGTGGCTGTGTTGAACAGGATGGACTGACGGGTACGCCGGTCACGGTCGGCTTTGGGGTTGAACGCTTGGGCACGTACCAGCGCTCGTAATGCGTACTCTCGCCGGTCTTTGTCAGCAGCAATTCGCTGGTTACGGATGGAGTCACGTACTTTGTTACGTGTGCGTGCATATGCACCGTTTGTCTTTGCCATTAGATGGTCTCCCAGGTTGGCGTTGTGGGTCCTGGCGCTGCGGGAGCAGGCGTGCTGTCGTCGGGTTCTACTGGTGACATCTCCTTTTCGATCATTTCACGGATCGAACGATCACGGATGATCTCTTCGACCACTGCTGCTTCGACCTTGGAGGTGAACTGCCCGGTGAATGCCCACAAGGCGAAGTCCACACCCAAGTGCACCAAGTCATCCTCCAGACGCTGCAGGGAACTAGTACCCACAGGTGAGGTGATTGCACGGGTGTCACGTGCTGTACGCAGAGCCTGACCCAACAGCCGTACTGCGGCTGACTTGATCAACTTCTTCTCTACGTCTTCGTCGTAACCCCAAGGCAGCCACACGAAGCGGTTGGCGAACGCTTCGTTGGTCTTGGACATACCGGCATAGCCGGGGTTATAGGTGCAGAGCACCCACAGATCAGTGCTGCACTTGACGACCTCAGGCATCCACACACCATGCGCACCGGATACGGGCTTGCGGATGTTGACGAAGGAGCGACGGTCGTCAAGTAGCGGGTGCAATGCAGCGGTGACGTTACCGGGCATAGCGTTGACCTCATCCAGATACAGGATGCCACCGATACGCGCGGCGAGAGCCACGATGCCTTCCATCCAGCGCAACTGCCCTGTCTCATCGGGGCGGTACTGGCCGTACAGGTCGTGGTCGGTGATAGCGGATGAGCCAGCAAGCGTGAACACCGGCAGCGGCTTGGTGAGGCCCATCTTCTTGGCGATGACATGTGCCATCAATTCGACCAACATGGTCTTACCTGACTGGGTGTCACCTACGAGCCCGACGTTGATTGGGTACCCGTCCTTGCGGCGTTCCCAGTAGGAGGTGAGCACGGCGATGTCGTCACGACCACCAGGCAACTTGCGAGAGACGTAATCCTTGCTGATGGACGCTCGTTGCGGACGATATGGGTCAAGCGCTGGGTCGTCCAGTGAGGTGATCGGCGTAGCGGTGACGATGATGGCAGGTGGGCTGGACGGCGGCATGGTTGCGACGGGCCGCTGGGCAGATGGTGCCCCAGGCAGGTCAAGCAACTTGGGGATCATCCATTGCTCACCGATGCCGTCGATATTGACAAGCAACTTGCGCTGGTGCTCATGGCCGTCAGGCATGACAGCGGGGTCAACGATGGTCGCTGACAGGCCACCGAAAGGGCCGGACTTGATGGTGACGAGCATACCTGCCCGTAGTGACTTAGCCGAAGCCATGGTGGTTCTCCTTGATTGGCTGGTGTTATGTGATGTTATGGGTCCGGTTGCTATATTGCAACGGATTTATATGTGACGGATGTCACACGTCCTCTACTGAGGAGATCATGACCTCCACATTGTCGACCATCCATGGCGCAATGCTTTGAATGATGTCGTGTAGAGCGATTGCGGTATCCACATCATCTGCATCAAACATGATGTGGATTTCATATGAGCCAGGCTGCATTAGCCCTCCTTATCGGTAAGAGTCAAGGACTCCATCTTGGATGCTTTCCAGTAGGAACTCACCTTCACCGTCGATGAGTTCCCCTGTCTGAAACGCTTTCTGCTCTAGAACACCCCAGAGGCGTTCATCAATCGTCCAGCGATTCTCTAGTGCGCACAGGGCGATCTCTACCTGTACGTCCTTGGTTTGCCCGATACGGTGCAGTCGGTCTTCTGCTTGACGCAGGTCGGCAGGGGTCCAGGGTAGTTGTGCTACGACAACCCTGGTGTTTGTACCACCGCCATGGAGGGTCAGACCAACACCTGCTGCTGTGACCTGCCCGATCATGACACGCGCTCGGCCTGAAGTAAAGGCGTCCACGGCATCTTGCTTCTCGTAGTCGTCCATGCCACCCCGTACTTCCACTATGGGGTATCGCAGTTTCAGCCCAAGGGCGTCCATCACATCGTGGTGTTCGGCAACGATGAACACACCGCCCGGTTCGTTGTCCAGTATGTCGTGTACGTGGTTGACCACGCCGTCCACTTTGGCAAGACCAGCGGTGTGGCGCAAGAGGTTCATACGTACGAGGGCTTCGTTGCGGGCAGCACCACGCCACTCTCTGTCCTCGCCCATAAGGAAAGCAATCAGGTCATCTTCGATACGGAAGTAATCTCTGGCTGCTTTACCGCTGCCCTCTATTGCTAGGGCAGTGCGGCCCTTATTGGGCAGTTCGATAACGTCATCACGACGCATACGTATCATGAAGGCCTGCATTGCAGTATGCAGCCCAGGCGTATCGTGATTGCCTCTATTGCCGAAGGAGTCACGCCTAGGGCAGTAGTAACTCCAGAACTTACCCTTACCACCGATTGCTTTCCATGCTGTCGGCCCCAGGATATTGAGTTGCCCTGCTAGTTCAGCATGGCGACCATTTGGTGTGGGAGTACCTGACAACAACACTCGTGGCCCTGCCACTGTGTCCGCAATGCGGGCCATTGCCTTAGCACGGCCTGCCGTCATATTCTTATGACGGTGGGCTTCGTCAATGATAAGGGTCTTGATGTTATCAAGCAGTGCGTCCTCCCAAGAGGTAAGGACTGAATCACCGATGATGAGCACGTCAACGTCGGGCAATTCCTGCATCTTTGTGCTCTTGATGACTGCCCCTGTTAGCCATGGTGCGAATTTGGCGATCTCACGCACCCAGTTGGTCCGCAAACTTGGCGGCACCACGATGGCGATGGGGGTCAGTCCTGCTGCTTTGGCGGCGGCAGCAACGCCGATACCTACGGCTGTCTTACCCAGTCCCATATCTAGGGCTATGTAAGAAGCCTGCACGGACAGTGCGTGATCTAGCGCCGTCTCTTGAAAGTCCAAGAGTGGTGCTGCCAGAGGCACCTTGGTAAGTGGTGTCATTGACCCTCTCTAAGGTCTTCCCATACTTCCACTGCTTTCTTCACCCGGTACAGGACACTTTCCTCCTCTCCGTATACCACGATCACGTCGCTTGCTGCGAGTGCGAGGATGTCACCGATGATCTGCAATTCGGAAACCGTTGTTGTCAGTTCACGAATGGCTTTGACAGCACGGTTGATGTAGTGGTCGGGTTGCAAACCATTACCGATGACTTCCAATGACGCCTGAATGTCTTTGATGGACTGGTTCATGTGGTTCTCCTTACATGTTCTTTTCGATGATGTTGGCGATCTGCTTGAACGACTGCGGCTTACCATCAAACTTGCGGGTACCGTCGTTGCGGACGATGAGCGGATTGATTGACAATTTGCTCCGCTCCTCTGGGTCGTGTTCGTCACCCAGCGATATGCCTTCCTTTCGTAGGGTCTTCAGCGCCTCTTTAGTGAGCACCAGTTCCCACACCTCTTCAGGCGGTGCCCCATTGCCGTAGTCGATGTAGTCATCCATATCAGGATGATCTTGAGCCACGACATCACAAAGGACGCCCAAGCAGCAGTACCCAACATCACTCGCAAGTTGACCAATGGTCTGATCGTACTCGCCACTGCGAAGAGCCTTGAGCCACTTCTTCTTGTACTTCTCCTTCATCTTCGGCAGGCGCTTTGTGTCGGCCATGCGGTTATCACGGGCCTTGACGCCCTTATATACAGCCATGTTGTTCATTCCTTTTCTTCCATGTGTAAGGCAATCCGTGTGCCTGACACCAGTTGATGCACTCATGTTTTGTCGCAAAGCGCAGGGCTACTGTGCCCCCCTCTGAAACTACGTTCCAGCCAAGGCCATCCATGCGCTCATCTTCTTCATCGAAGTAGATGATCTGTTCCTCTTCACTCATAGGATTGCCTCGTCCAGTATTGTTGGCCCTAACAGGTCTCCTACCCCTGCTGGGACCAACAGCGTCCAATAATCATCCCAGATATCACCGGCTGAGTTGTCTGACCAGACAACGCCTCGGCCACCCTTGCGGGATACCTGCCAACCAGGGGGGAGTACACGATTCAGTCGGTCGTATGTGGTTGTGGTTACATATCCGCAATCACGGATAGCCACGTAGCCGTTGGGGTACAGGATGGCAATCTTGTGCCCATGCAGGAGCATTCCGATGCCTTGAGTTGGGTCATGCAGATTTTGGCGCACCACCTTGGTGTTGTTACATATGGTTGCTTCTGACTTGGTACGCAGGTGCTCTACCAGCGTCTTGAAGGTGTACTTGGGCAGCCGTTTCTTGGCCACGCCCTCTCCTTTCCTGTTGGTTACTCACACTCTGGGCCACTGTTGTAGTACACGACAGTGCAATCTTCCGGCCCATATGGGGTCGGATCTGGCCCGCTGCACGACCCCCAAGCGAGGATTGCAACGATACCCCCGATGATAAGGAAGTCGACTGGTGTCCAGTCACGGGCGCTCACGGAAGACGACCCTTCTTCCTCAAGCGGCGACGAGCCGACCACCTACCGAGATGATAAACGGCGATGGTCGTCCAAACACCCGCCGAAAACCCGTAGAGCACTTCATGAAAGTCACCGATCACGACGGGCCTCCTCCTCCTTGATTATGCGGCCGACGACAAGCCCGACGACGACCGAGAACACCAGCCAGACAGCCAAGAAGGTCGTCACCTCAGTCATTGCGCTGCTCATAGCGGGCCTCCTTCCATTGATTGACAAGCACCACTGCGGTCGCCATGAGGTTGTTCTCCAGGGCACCTATCAGCGCGTCGCCAATAGCACGCAGCCGTTCGATCTCTGCGTCACGGGATTCAATGGCGGCAGCGGCAAGCAGGATGGCGCAAACGGGGTGGGAATCCCAGCAGCCCTCATAGTGGGTGCTGACACGGCCATCGTCCCAGTTCCGTAGCCGCTCCACGATGTCGTCACTCACTTGCACCATCCTCTCGTTTTACGCGTCACCCAAGGCTTCCATCCGCACTTCATCTGCTCTTGCGCCCGGTCATATAGGGCTTTACCTACTGTGAGGTTGGTAAGAGGGTCGAAGAGCAGCGTGAAGTCATTGTTGACCATTGGACGAACCCACGATTTGTGCGCTTTCATGTTCAATTGCATCAACCCATATGAGTCGTCACGACCACGTTTGTTGTGGACTTCGGGCTGACACCGTGACTCACGCCAGATGATCTGGTCAACCCTGGGCCACTGGTCTTCGGCCCATCCTGCTTGGAGTGCTACCTCTTTCCACTCAGGGCACTTGTCGGTGACAACAGCGGTGTCACACTGTGCTGGTGTGAGCAAGGCCAGCGCCAACCCAATTGCATATCGCTTCTTACCTGGGTAAGGCGCTGGTGTCCATGTGTTTATTGCCCTCTTCAATTCTTCCACCTTCTTCCTAATTGACGAAACGGCAATCATAGACTGCTCGTGGGTGGAATCCAACGGATGCGAGAAGTCAGGCATGTTCAGTCCCATAAATAGTCGTACTCACCATCTGATTTCTCCAGTACGAAGTAGTGGGGCTGCCCACAACACTCGCAGCCCTTATCGTCGGCGTTCTGACCTGTCAGGCGCTCCCATTCACGGATCTTCTCTTCCGCATCAGCCTTGCTGGACACGGCGATGCTTGCCTTCGTAGCAAGCGCACCAAGCCACCGCCCATCACGAGTCATCTCTTTCCAGTATTCGTGGTCTTTCATCCACTCCACGTTCCAGCCTGCCTCTTCCATGGCAAACCAGTTCTCATCGGTGAGCCACCAGTCTCCACCGCTGTTGTTGCTGGAATATTCCAGCGTGCCGTAAGGCTCTTCCATGTGGGTTTCTCCTTGTTCAGTAGTCGTCATCGTTGTTCACCATCGACTCAAAGTCGGGTTCTGATGGGTACCAGCCACATTCGCACCCGTTCTCAGGCTCTTCAAGGTAGGTGTCGCAGTCTGGGCAATGGAACGGATCGCCATCGTCATATGGACTGGCTAGCCAGTGGTCATACCCAAGCCATGGCTTCTTCTTACCCATCAGTATTCACTTCCTCCTTGTTGAGGCCTCCCAACACCCACTCACCGAGAATGATTCTGATGACGTCCAACTGCTGGCGGTCCCGAGCGAGCAGGGCTGGCACTCGCTTAGCCCAAGAGTCGTGTTCCCACTTCTTGGCCGTAGGCGGGTATGACGCTGCTTTCTCGTAGAACCAGCCACACCCGTCCGTGTGGTTACGCGTGCACTCACGTTCGTGGTAGTAGTCAGCCAGGCGTTCGATCTGTTGCGGCGTCAACTCGGAACCAATGCGCTGCTCACCGCTCACGACGCACTCAGATCACGTGGTTCGGCGTAAGTATCCGGGGAGGTTTCGCCGCACGTTTCGCCTTCGTGCCCGTCGTGTCTCCACATTGCATCGGCCTCATCGAAGAAGATGGAAACGCCGCAGTGGATACAGGTGGGCCGTGCCACGGGCGGGGGGTTGCCCCCCGCCATGCACTCGTTCTCGCAACGTAGTCGGGACAACTCAGCGGCGCAGTCGAAGTGGTTGTGATTTTCGGTGATGCGGTTGGCTGTCCGCTCAACGTCCAGTTCGGCCCGCAGCCGCCCAATCTCGTCACGGGCATCGCGCAGCAGACCGGCATCGACCGTGGTTGGAGTGACAATGGGTGTCCAAGCGGTGCGAGCCAACTCTGCTTGCAGCCGATCCACGATGTCGTCAGCCACGACGGGCCTCCTTGTTGCGTTCCAGGGCAGGGTGCCAGTGTTCATCGCGCCACTTCACTCGGGCTTCGTTCCACTCGCCATACCTTCTGCCATCGGTACGATCCCAGTACTGACCGTTGGCGAGTAGTCCCCACGCCAGTTCCATGCCTTCCATCAACCTTTCAATCTCGGTTGCCAATCTAAAGTTTTCAGCCTCCAACCTTTCGATCTCGTCGGCGGCGTCGCCACACACGATGTTGTTCATGCACATGCTGTCGATATGGCCCCGCAGCCGCTCCACGATGTCACCGCTCACGACGGACCTCCCGCCATGCGGCGTTGACGTCGTCCAGACCTGACGCACTGGTTGAGCGGAACCCGTTGAGCACGGCGTACAGCGCATCGCCAGCGGCCCGCAGCCGCTCCACCTCGGCCCGCAGCCGCATGACCTCTACACACGGGCAGCGGTAGTAGTCCACGGGGTCATCGACTTGGAGGTTGTCTTCTGCCGCTCGTCGCCAGTCCCACCCAGCGCCTTCACAGACGACGCACTCTGGGTCACCGCTCACGACGGGCCTCCTTCGGGGTGGAGCAGGCGATGCGTCTTGCAGGGCCAACTTTTCCAACACGAGCAACATCCAGCGGGCTTTCCTATTGGCTGATGCAACGCGTCGATGGCGTCACGCTCGGCACGCAGCCGTTCGATCTCGTCGGCCGCAGGGTTGCCAACCACATCGCAGCCATACGGGCAGTCAATGGACCCCAGCAGCCGCAGCCGCTCCACAATGTCACCGCTCACGACGGGCCTCCTGCCATGCGGCGACGGCGGCTTCGGCGGCATCGTCGTAGTCGGCCTCGGCGGCTTCAAGGGCAGCGATGTAGGTGGCGAAGGCGGCATCGTCGGCGGCGTCGGTGGCAGCGTCATAGGCGGCGACGGCAGCGTCATAGGCGGCGTCATAGGCGGTGTAGGCGGCTTCAAGGGCAGCGATGTAGGCGGTGTAGGCGGCATCGTCCATGTCGGCGGCGTCGGCGTTGTCGTCACCGCTCACGACGGGCCTCCTTCTGCTTCTCTCGGTTGACCCAGGTTGCATCCTTCGGTGTCAAAGGTCTCCCTCTGAGTGGACGTGCGGTATGCGATGGCGATGTACGGCGGGAATTCGATGGTGCAGGTGCCGATTCCTGACACATGCTCGCCCTCGTCCCAAAACTTACAGTCATTGCACTTCACGACGGGCCTCCCCAGTTGATCTCGTCAGGGCTGTCGGGGATCATACCGACCATCTGTTCGATATCGACCTCAGACACGGTGCTGGGTGCCTGCGGGAAGCAGATCTCCCCATAGAAGAACGCGCTCTCATCGAAGTGGTATCCGATGACCAGCGACATGCGGCCTGCTTCTACCAACTGGTCGCCTATCTGGCGGATGGCCTCGTCAAACGGGATTTCCTCGGGCAACGGCGGCGAGACGAACGTCTCCTGGTCCTCCATGTCGATGACGACCAGGCACCGCATGGCTTCCAGCGGATGCATGTTCTTGTCTACCACCAGTTCGGTGACCTGCTGCATCCACATGGCACGAGCAGCCTTGGACTTCATCTCTTCCATGCGGTTCTTGAATTCGTCGTGGTTCATGTTGTGGTTCTTCTTTCTTGTTGGGATATGGGGATATGGGACAGGGGCACGGTTGGGGCTAGTAGCCGTCGTCTTCGTCGTCGTCGTCGTCGTGGGCGCAGGTCTCACACAGGTCGCCATCGTAGGTGTAGGCCCCGCACTCGTAGCAGTGCCTCTCGTCGCACTCGTCGTCGTCTCCGTCGTCCCTGTACGGGGGAGGCGATGCCGGGCTGTCGTCGGTGGCGTATGGACGAGGTGGGTAATCGTTACCATATGGGTCGTTCTCGCTCAGGCGTCCGGTCAGGTACACCCCGAGGCGTTTGCCTTTGGCTGCTGCTGCCAGAGCCATCAGCGCCGTGTCGATGTCGTTGCACATATGTGTGCCAAACGAGCGGGCCATGTCGATGGCCTCCAAGGTCAGGTTGTCCCGATATTGATCGTGTAGGTCGGTAACCAAACCATCACACACCCAGACGAAAGGGTCTGATGCGTTGCGCCGCTTGGTTGCAGCGAACGCCAAGGCCGGTCCATCGACGCAGTTGCCACTACCACCGTAAGGCATATCGGCTTCCTTGACGACGCGCCCTTTCTCGGCCATCACCCACACGTTGGGCTGATCTGTCGTACCGGGAATGTGTGAGTAGCCGATGATGGTGGCACCGGGGGCCATCTGAATGATGTTCCACAAGTCGGCATGGTCCAGGTGCATCGAACCCGACTGGTCGATGAGCACGACGCCACCCAGGTCACGGCGGCGGTGCCCGAAGATGCGCTTCTGCGGGTCGAACAGCAGCCGAGAGATGTTGCGAGGCACACGCCCGATGTCGCTAGCACGAGGCTTACGACTGTGCACGCCCTTGGCACGACCCTCCAGGGTCACGTCGGACAGCACCATAGCGGCCCATCTGCCTTGGTTACGGTTGGGCGGCGGTGGGTTGCGGGGCTTACCCGGTGCGATGTCTGCTGCAAGAGGCTGCGGCATCATCGAGTTTTGAAGAGAATCTGCAACGGATTGGACGAGCCTCCAGTTGTTGGGGTGGTTGAAGAAGTCGCCGCTCTTGTCCGAGAACTCTGTTTCCGACGTGTCGGTCAGGCTCTCCATGTCCCAGTAGTCCACCCCGGCTTGCACTCGCTTGAGGTGCTCGTTTGCCAATGTTGACCACTCACGTTTCACGTCAGCGATACCTGCCAGCAGTTCGTCACCTGCACGGGTACCATAGATGGGTGCCAGTGAGGTGACGATCTCATTCCACTGCTCGTTGCGGGCGAGCAACTGACCACGCTTGAACTCCGCACCTGTGTGCATGAAGTCCAGGTCTTCGCCCATCTGCCGCATCATGCGGTTGGTGAGCATCTGCTGTGCAGCCTGCAGCACTACGGGCGAGTAGTAGTACCGATCCCACAGGTACTCCTTGGGAGCAACCTTGGCCATCAGCAGTTGCTGCAGCCTGACGCCCCGATATACGGGGTCATCGCCACCAGGGGCGATCATGGTGTGGTTACCAACGTCGGTATGGGCCATATGTGGTTGCCCATTCCGAACGGACCACTTGCTGGCCTCGTCATCTTGACGGGTCAGCCATTCGGGATAAGCGGTCACAGTGCCTCCACTTTCAGGGTGTCGATGATGTACTGGGTCTGCTTGCCGAAGCACAGGCGGGCTGCCTGCTCCAACGGCAGGCTCTTGCGCAGGTGATCGAACGCCAGGAACGTGCGGATGCTGAACCGGCGGTCACCGGCAGCGTCGGCGCTGGTCTCGGCAGCACGGCGCAGGTCGGGCGACAGGCGCTCCAACGCAGCAGGGTGCGGACGGTCGATGCGGATGGCGACCGGGAACCTGTCCTTGAGCGCAGCGGGCAGGTCACGCATGTTCTCCACGTTCGTGGTAGCGACGACGCTGAAGCCGGGACGCGGACGGTGCACCTGCTTGGTGATCGGGTGCTTCCAGTACGCCGACTCGGGCGAGTCGGTCATGCCCAGCATCATGGACTCGGCGTCACCGCAGATGCGGTCGATCTCGTCCACGTTGACGCGGCTACCCATCACACCGTCACCCTCCCAGGCTTCGATCATGGGGCCGAGGATGAACGTCCACTCGTCACCGATGGGCATGGGGTGGCCCACGATCTCACCCTGGGTCATGTCCTCGGTGCACTGGAGACGGTGTGCCATCTGGCCATCCTGCAGGCCGTAGTGCATGGCAGCGAACGTCTTGCCGGTGCCTGGGGGGCCGAACAGGAGGAGCCGGTCGATGCCGGTGTTGAGCACATCCTGCACTTCTCGCCAGCAGCCGGTGAGCTTGGGGTCGACGGTGGTGGTGGTGGTGGGGGTCTTCTTGGCAGTCATGACGGGTCTCCTGTGTTGAGCTTGCTGTTGGACGGCAGCACGATTGCACTGTCGATATGGGAAGCCATTGCTTCCATGTCTTGGGCGAGGGATATGACCTCACCCTTATAGTCATCATGCGCATATGGCAGATAACCATTGAGAAGCACTGCTGCATCTAGCAACGCATCTCGTGTCATCTCCCGATATCGGGAGAGATCGAACTCACGCACTGAAGTGCGTGAGCGTGAGTTTCACCTTGCGCTTGGGCACGCCTAAGGCGTCCGCAAGGTTACGGCGCGCAATACGTTGCGCTCCGGCCAACGTGCGGCCTACACCCGCCGCTGGCAGCCCGTCTACTAGTACGCAGAAGTGCTTGCCGTACCGCACCCATCTTGCTGGGAATTGGCACTTCTTCATCCTTCCTCCTTGATGAATTGCTCCAACTTCGCTTCCCAGATGAGCATGTCCGCCACACCGGGGAACTTCAGGCTCAGGGCCACCTTCTTCAGGCTGGCCATGCTGGCGTCCTTTTCGCCGTTCTCCATATTGGAGATATACGCGTAGGACAGGCCGCTGGCCTCGGCCAGATCCTTGCGGCTCATGCGGAGCATCGTGCGTCGCACCGTGATCAAGTACCCGAGTGAGTGGCTATCCACCTGCTTACCTACTTTCTTGTTGGGTTGGGGCATGTTTGCCAGGAACGCGTCGCACAGTTCGCACTGGCGATCTTTGGTGCAGTAGCACCGGAAGGGAACGGTCATACGATCACCGTACCCACGAGGGAAAGTTCTTCTGAGAACTCTTGACACTCCAAGTAGTCCTCGTAGTCAGCCTGGGCTGCCTCGGCATGACTGAGCAGGTTGGCGATGCGCAGGCTGTGGTACAGCACCGGCTCAGCCACGGTGCTATTGGGCTGATACAGCAGGTACGACAACCACCTGGGCAGTCTTATGCCTGCTGCGTAGGACTCCAACGCGTCCCGTACGTCGTCAATGGGGATTGCACGTCCTTTGACGTGCGCTCGTTTGGCACGGTCACTGGCCAAGATGTGTTCGATCTCAACCTGTGCCGCTGCACGTGCCAAGTCGGCCAAGTCGGCCAACGTGTCTGAGTTGATCATATGATCCTCCTTGAGCCTGGTGGTTATCTGTTATTGGCTAGGCTCTGACGCCAATAACTAAGGGAGTCGCAATATTGCGACTCCCTTAGTGGGGCGGGTGGGACTTGAACCCACAACCAACTGTTAATAAGACAGGTGCACTAACCATTGTGCTACCGCCCCTTATGTAGACAAGGCACGGGGGGCCATGCCCTGACTACAATGCCCACTCTAAATCAGTATGGGCACTCTTCGTACGGGTACGACAAGTACTCCACGTCTTTACCCAAGAGCGTGGCCTCCATGCCGCGATAGTCCACATACATGTGGACACCATCTGGATCACGGGATGCACATGCATTGTGCACCACGCTGTACCCATTGGCCGAGTCAGCGTTGATACGATGGCTGACGTGTGCGTTACCGATTGCAAGTTCAGCCAAGGTCACGTCCTTCTTGCACAGGACGCACTGGGTCATACCGACCCTCTTTCCATCAACTGTGATGATGGTCATTCTTCTTCACCTCCTTTCTCTCTGATCCGCTTCGCCAACGTATGGCGAAGCGATTCCATGCTCACAGATATGTGCGTTTCTTTGATGCGCTGATACGCAAGGTAATCAGCGGCAATCAGCGCTGGGTCAACCACGTACGGGTTGCCCTCCTGATCGCTCAGGCCCAGCCAGGACAGAGGAATGGACACACACGGCTCATCTTGGTAGATGTAACCGTCGCCCACCATTCTGCGCAACCATCCCGGCCATTCGATGAATGATTTGTGGTCTCGGTTCACTCTTCACCTCCTCATGTATGACTGATTCGCCTGCCATTCAGGCGAATTGATTGATATGACCAGGGGTGGCCCCTTGTGTTGGCCGACCACCCCGTACTCTGCCCGAGACAGAGCAGGATTGGCCTGAGCACATGCAATGCAGTGCTTGTATCCCATCTCCAAACGCTCTTCGGGCATATCACCACCGCACATGCTGCACTCAGTCATGGTGCCTCGCAGAATCCGCACTCGTTGTGCTCGTCTGCCATACCAGTGCCCTGGCAATGACGGCACTCACTGGTTGGGCGCACATCATCCCAACCATCGAACATCGTTGCCGTATGCAGAAGCCTGTTGAGGGTTTCCGTCACATTGGCGTGGACGTCGTTGTCTTCTTCATAGACACGCCCATCCGTGTCTATCTCGCCAACCAACTGGAAACTGTCATCGAGTTTCGTCACCTCACCCACGGCCACCTCCGCCCGAGGTACACCACGATACGGTATCCGTACCGGTACCCAGTGGCTGCGCAGAACTTGTCTGCGCAGTCGTAGATGAAGCACTGGATGCGCTTCATGTTGCCTCCTCAGGGTGCAATAGTCGTGCGGTCAAGCAGTCGTGGTTGCCGCATGAGCAGGCACCGAACCCGACCGGCTGATGCAGTGCATCAATAGCGTCGATGAGGTCAGCGGCGACCCACGGGGGCGACCACGGCGAATACATGGCACGCAGCACGTCGGACATATCACAACTCATCAGTCCTCCCACCTCTCTTTCATTCGGGCCAGCGTTGCTGCTGGCACATTGTGGATGGACACCCACGACGGATCACCGACGCAGGTGATGATCTGGTATGGCGTGTCGTATCGACAAGCCATATCAATGTATGGCTGATACTCCCACCTCCGTGTGAAGGTGTTAGCAACAGCCACAGACACAGCGATACGGTGGCTGAGCAGTTGCTCCGTCACCGCCTGGCACTGGGCGTGCGCCGACCCCAACTTCTTGGGGTCGAACTTGTACTCACCGCCCTCATCGACCATGAACAGGTCGGCCTCTACCACGACGGGGGCAAGTTTGCCTGCCACCGTGGTCTTGCCCGAACCGGGCAATCCTCTGATGATGTAGAGCATCAGCCCTCCCTCGTCTCTCGTACGTAATCGAAGGTGGCGCGCCGGAACAGCGCGGCCACGGCATTCAGGCTGTCGTGCGACATTCGGTACTCCACTGCATTACACAGCGCTACACCAGCCTCATGCATCTGCTTGGCGGCGTGGGCCAAGTCTCCGTACAACGTGTGCCACTGTAGGAGATCCTTATTCAGGTCCTCCACCTGCTTCTTGAGCAGGTCCATCTCGTCCCAGCCACGCAGGCCGGAGTTCGGTGCCCTGCCGGTGCCGGAAGGGCCGGGACACGCCTTGAAGGCCCAGGCCCCACCCGCTATCGCGAAACAACTGTCACAGTGCTCCTCGTTTGTGAACAGATGCCCGTAGGGGTCAGCAGTCATGCTTACCTACCTTTCTGCCCCTCAGAGGGGCGTGTTGTGCAGTACACACGTGACGGTGTACTGCTCCTTGTCGTCGGTGCTGTAGACCAGCACCTCTTGCCGGTTCTGAACGATGTCCAGAACCTTGCATCGGGGTGCCCAGTACTGGGCCGGGTCCCGGTTGAACCGGGAGATGATGTCCTCCCGGCTCGCCTTCATGTCGACGGCAAACCCTGCCGCCGTGTAAGGGTGCTTGTAACGCATAAGCACACCTCCCTTCTGGCCCTAAGGCCCTAGAGAATCCCCTCATGGCAGGGGAGAAGCCCTAATGGCCATAACAAGCCATAAGACTTCTCCCCCTGCTTCATGCGTAGAAGTTGACCAGAGCTTCGACCACGCCTTTACCGACGTACTCGCGGTCTTCATCTTCTTCCATTTCCATGCGGTTGGCCTCCAACACCAACCAGGAGAAGATCTCCTCGCCCTGCTGACCGAGCGTCAGCGCCAGACGGTGGGCACGCCCCCACCTGGCGCTCGTCCATGCCCGCTCGTAAGCGGGCATGGCATCGGGCAGGTCCCTGCCCGATACGTACCCGAACGTGTCGAACGCCGACAGATTCGGGTAGGTGTGACGCTCCATCAGGAATCGCCACACCTCTTTCCGATATTCATCGGGGGCGGTCTGGCGGCGCTCCCATTCTGCGTTCTCACGCAGAATGAGACGGTTGAGGCTATCAGCCTCTTGTGGAGTCATTGCCTTACGCTTCATGATGCCCCCTTAGGGTCACCGGCATTGCCGGGGCAGGTACTTCCTGCCATCAAGGGATTCCTTTTTGGCCCAAGCAGACAGAGCAAGAGACAAGTAATCGCTACTTATCTCCTGCCCTTGCTTCCCTTGCTTCCCTAGTCGGACGGGAAGACACCAGCGTCGTAGACGCACTCCACGACGTTGGTGGTGAGGGAGTAGGGGAGGCCGTTGTAGACCCCCTCCACCGTCCACGGTTCGCCCTTGGTGGGCTTCGTGGCACTGACGACGTTGGACACCACGACGACCGTGGTACGTTCCTCACGGAACGTGCCCCTGTACGCGGTGAACTTGAACACGCCGGTGCGCTTGACATGGTGCAGGACGGCAAACTTGTCGCCGCACTTCCCCTCACGGATGGAGAGGACATACTCGTCCCCGTCCACCGTATACACGGTGCACTCCTTACGCGGGTGCATAACACCTCCAAAGCAGTCAAGGAAACACTCCTATCTCCTGCTCTGCCTGCTTAGGCAACCTTTTTCGGCCCAAACGGATAGAGCAAGAGATAAGCACTACATGCTTACCTCCTGCAGAGGGGGGGGAACTACTACTACTGGAGGAACGTTACCGATTCCTCGCACGACTCGCACCAGTAACCGGGTCGCTCCACTGCCACCTCGTGGCACTTGTAGCACACGATGGCGCAGTTGCTGTGCTGTTCCAAGAACGATGCCTTACGCTCTTGGGACACAGGAACGTACCGCTCGTCCTCGTCATCGAACCATTCCAGCGTCAGGCGGTTACCGCAGGCACACATCCAGGTCACGGGTGCGGGTTCGCCAAAGGCGTCGTACCCGCTTTCCGGCCCATAGGAGTGGTGCCCGATGCGGGTTGCCTTGATGCACGTGGGCAGTTGCACTGCCTCCTTGCGCACCCCGTCGATGGGTCGTCGGGTCAGGTCGTACACCCAGTCCATATACGCCTCCTAAGCAGTCAAGGGTATATCCCTATCTCCTGCTCTATCCGCTTAGGCCATTACATGCGACATTAGTCACCCACAGATATTGCTATCCACAGGCTATCCGCTACCTGGCATCCATATGATTTATTGCTATTTCACATGGCTACCACCTATGGCATCCGGCCACAGCAGCGCATGTGCCACACCCGCTGAGCCATAGGCCCAAGCATAGGGGTGTGACAAATGTCACATGCCCTAATGGTGTGACAAATGTCACAGTGTGACAAATGTCACATACGGATGCCTACATGCCTGGACGTGCGCTCGTTTGCGGCGGGCACACGCCCAGGCATGTGACATATGTCGCACGTTCCCAGGATTGTCGGGGTTGGACACAGTGCTTGCTGCCCTGACGGATGGTTATGTCAGGCCGACACCAGGGTGGTGTCGGGGGTGGCGGCCACCGGGGTGGCCTCGCTGATACGGAGGTCCATGACCTCCATGATCGCCGCCAGGCGAGTACGGGCGGAGATCAGGGCATTGACATCCTTGATCTCCACCGACACTGCGTCTGCCAGGGTATTGACACCCCGATTGAACAGTGCCTCGCACGTGGGCAGGTCACGCTTTGCCGGGCGCTTCCACACCCCGGCCATCTCGCCCAAGTCCTGGGCGAGCAGCACGGCGTGGGACGGACCCTCGGCAGGCTTGCTCAGACCGATGGACAGACGAATCATGTTCGTCACGTCTCCGGCCTGGCCGTTCTTGAGCAGCACCTGGATGGACGCAGCCAGTTGATCCAGCCACTTCCAGGTGAGGGTGTCACCACCCTGCACTGCCAGCGCCCAGGCGAGGTAGGACCGTGCTTCCGCACGTCCCGGCTTCTCGCCACCAGCGAGCAGGGTCTGCTCGTACTGGTGGCGAGCGATATCGCCATAGGCGGTGAACGCTGCCGCCATGCTGTTGGCGAAGCCAGTCAGCATGGACATGACCAGCCTCACCGCATCCGATGCGGTGAAAGCGTGGTCGGTGAACGCGAGTTCGC